ATTTGATTAATCTGCTTAAAAAAGCAAAGAGCATGCAAAGTGGTTTTTATAAAGGCGTGAATATAAAATTAGAAAAAGATAAATTGACGGCAACATTTACAAATCCAGATTTTGGAGAAATGAAAGATGAATTGAAAGTAGATTATAATGGGGATGGAATTGAACTTATTTTGAATCCAGCATTATTGTTAAACATAATTAATGTTATGGATAGCAGTTTTATTAAATTGAGTTTTAAAGCAAAAGATAGACCAGTTGGAATTTTAGGCGATAAAGATAAAGGATTTATTGGAATAATAATGCCAATGAAAGATTAAAAAAGGAGAATTAGATGTTAATAAATAGAGAAGAATTATTGAACAACTTAACAAAATTGAATGTAGGGTTGTCAACTAAAGCAATAGTCGAGCAAACAACTCATTATCTGTTTACAAAAGATTTTATTTCTACGTATAGCGGTGAGAATTGCGTCATAGTTCCATTCAAAACAGGATTGGAATGCACAATTCAGGCAGATGAATTTTACAAGCTCATATCAAAGATAAAGCAAGATAAAATCAACTTGAAACTGAATGAAAATAAAATACAAATAAAAGCGAAAGGAGTTAATTCAGAACTTGTTATATCAACAGAAAGCGACTTGTATGAAATAATAGAAAATTTACAAATAGAAAAACATAAAAAGAAAGCAAAGCAGATTCCAGAAGATTTTATCGAAGCAATAAATCTTTGTTCTTTTTCTGCATCAAAAGATATGACAAATATGGTTTTGACATGTATAAATGTCAATGAAGATTATATTATATCTTCGGATGATTTGAGAATTTCAAGATATAAGTTAAAGAATAAATTTGAAGACAATTTTCTTTTACCAGCCAAATCAGCAATTGAACTTGTAAAATTTAAGCCCGTCAAATATGCTCTTTCTGAATCATGGGTTTATTTCTTTACAGAAGATGATATTGTTTTTTGTTCAAGAATAGTCAGCGACAAATATCCTGACGTTGATGAGTTTTTTAATTTTGAAGGTGAGAAAATAACTTTTCCGGAGAATATTATTAATTCAATTGATCTGGCTTCTGTTATGTCCGAGGCTGATTTTGAGATTGATAAGAAAATAAGAATTGAAATTGATGGCGATATAATAAAATGCAAGGGTGAAGGTGATATTGGCTGGGTTGAAAGTACTACTGAGTCAGGAATGAAACTAAAGAGCAAAATCTCATTTTCAATCAATCCTGTATTTTTCGCCAAGATAGCAGATAAATCAACTGAAGTAATAGTGAGCAAGGATAAAGCATTATTCAAACAGGATAATTTTGAACACCTTATTGCCTTATATGCCGATGAGGAATAAAATGACAGATGGACAAAAATATAAATTGGGAAAAGCCAAAGAATTAATAGAAGATAGTCTTGATGATTGTGATGACTATAAATTTATATCTGTTTGGCTTTCAGTGGCGGGGGATTATTGTAAGGACGTTTCTAAAGAATTATTTAGTTCTGTAAAATAAATTTAAAAATTCAAAAGAAATAATATATAATAAAAATATGAAATATAAAGAATTTTTAGAAACAAAACAAATTATAGGACAAAAAAATGGTTTTAATATTAAGTTATCAAAATTAAATCCAATGCTTTTTGACTGGCAGAAGAAGCTTGTGCAATGGGCATTACTTAAAGGAAGTGGAGCTATATTTGCAGATTGCGGCCTTGGTAAGACGCCCATGCAGCTTGATTGGGCAGATCAGATAGTTAAAAAAATAAATAAATCCATCCTTATTTTAACGCCTTTAGCTGTTTCGCATCAAACAGTTAGAGAGGGAGAAAAGTTTGGTATAGAATGTAAGAGATCGTTAGATGGAAATATAAAATCAAAAATAGTTATTACAAATTATGAAAAACTTCATTATTTTAATCCAGATAAATTTGTTGGAGTTGTATGTGATGAAAGCAGTGCGATTAAACATTTTTCTGGTACTCGTCAAAAATTGGTAACTCAATTTATGTCAAAAATAAAATATCGTTTATTATGCACTGCAACAGCAGCCCCAAATGATTATATTGAATTAGGAACTGCTTCTGAAGCTCTTGGTCAACTTGGTCGGATGGATATGCTTGGAACGTTTTTTAAAAATGATGAAAATTCATTACATCCTATCTGGTGGGGTGCAAGGTGGAGATTTAAGGCACATGCAGAAAGAATGTTTTGGAGGTGGGTTTGTTCGTGGGCAAGAGCTTTAAGGAAGCCATCTGATATGGGGTTTGATGATGATGGATTTATTCTTCCTCCGCTTATTATCAACGAAACAATAGTTAAGGCTTCAAGATCGTTTAAAGGTGGTTTTTTTGTATTACCTGCAAAAACTCTTGATGATCAGAGAAAGGAAAGAAGAGCAACAATTAACGAGAGATGCGAAGAAGCTGCAAATAAATTAAATGGAAATTTTCAGGGAGTTTCATGGTGTCATCTTAATGACGAGGCAGATTTATTAGAAAAAATGATTCCTGATTCAAAACAAGTTTCTGGTTCTGATTCTGATGAAAAAAAAGAAGAAACTTTTTTAGCATTTGTTAATGGTGATTTGCGAGTTTTAATAACCAAACCAAGGATAGGTGGATTTGGGTTAAATTGGCAGCATTGTTCACATATGACATTTTTTCCTTCTCATTCATTTGAACAATGGTATCAAGGTATTCGTAGATGTTGGAGATTTGGACAAAAGAATCCAGTAACTGTAGATATTATTACAACTGAAGGAGAAGTAGGTGTATTGAAAAATTTACAGCGTAAGGCTGAAGCAGCAGATAAAATGTTTACTCAATTAGTTAATGAAATGAATAATGAATTAAAAGTTCAACAATTAGAAGAATATAAAATTAAAACGGAGGCTCCAGAATGGCCGTAATTGATCAAGAGATAAATGATAAGTATGCTATTTATAATGGTGATTGTATAGAAGTTTTACCAGAAATAAAAAATAATTCAGTTCATTTATCTATATATTCTCCGCCATTTTCCGATTTATATAGTTATTCAAGTTCTCCACGGGATCTTAGTAATTGTAAATCATATAATGTATTTTTAGAACATTATGAATTTGTAGTAAAAGAAATTTTTAGAGTTACATTACCTGGTCGTTTAACTTTAGTGCATTGTATGGATATTCCATTAAAAGGCGATAAGGGCGTTAATGATTTTCCAGGAGATATTATTCGCCTACATCAAAGACTTGGATTTTATTATACTGGAAGGAGAACAATTTGGAAAGAGCCATTAAAAATGGCAATTAGAACTCGTGCAAAAGGATTAATGCATAGACAGATAGTTAAAGATTCATCTCTTTGTGATGTAGCCGGAGCAGATTATCTTTTAGCATTTCGTAAACAAGGAGAAAATAAGATTCCGGTTGAAAATTTAGCGGGATTGTTAAATTATGCCGGAGAAAATCAACCGCCTAAAGAATTAAAAATAAAATATAAAAATTGGAAAGAACCTAAGACTAATAAATTATCTCATTATATATGGCAAAGATATGCTTCCTCAGTTTGGATGGATATTAGAATAAAAAATGTATTACCTTATAAACCAGCGAGAGAATCTGATGATGAAAAACATGTTTGTCCGTTACAATTAGATGTTATTGAAAGATGTTTGATATTATGGTCAAATCCAGGAGAAATTATTTTAACTCCATTTATGGGGGTTGGTTCAGAAATTTATTGTTCTGTATTAAATGAAAGGCGTGGAATTGGTATAGAATTAAAGCCTTCATATTTCAAGCAGGCTAAAAGAAATATATTACATGCAATTAATAATAAATCTAAAATAAAAGGCTTCGATTTAAATTAAAAAGATAAAATAATAAATAATGAAACGAATTTATGTAGCCGGAGCTTACTCGGCAGATAATGTTATATCAATTCTTGATAATATTAGAAATGGAATGAGAGCTGGTACAGAATTATTTTTAAAAGGATATTCTCCTTTTGTTCCTTGGTTTGATTTTCATTTTCAACTTATGCTTAGAGAAAATGAAACTTTATCGGTTGAAGATTATTATAGATATTCGATTGACTGGCTCGAAGTTTCTGATTGCCTATATGTTCTCCCAAATAGTGAAAATAGTAAAGGAACTCAAGCAGAGATTAAAAGAGCAAAAGAATTAAACATTCCAATTTTCTATTCAATAGATGAATTATTAAAAGAGAATAAATAATTTATGATAAACTATAATAATTTTGTTAATTTACATGTTCATTCAGAATATAGTCAGCTTGATGGATTTGGTTCTATTAAAAATTATGTAAAGAGAGTAAAAGAACTAAATCAAAAAGCACTGGCAATAACTGATCATGGAAATTGTGACGGAGCAATCCAGTTTCAAGCTGAATGTAAACAACAAGATATAAAGCCGATTATAGGAGTAGAATTTTATATTGTTCCAAATGCAAAGATAAAACAAAAAGAAAAAAGAAACCATATAACAATATTAATTAAAAATCAAAAAGGATGGCATAATGTTTGTAAACTTCTTACTTATGCAAATCTTGAAGGCTTTTATTATAGGCCAAGAATAGATTATGAATCATTATTAAAGTACTGTAACGGGCTTGTAATTTTAACTGGTTGTTGTATGAGTTTTCTGACTCAAGATACAGAATTGATTTTCTTTAAACAGTTATATGAAAAAATGAAAGATGATTTATATCTTGAAATCATGCCGCTAAATATTTCTC